GTCACGATCGCGGTATTCGCGATTGGATCTTGTCCAGAAATGAAGACGACTGTATTGGAAACACTATTTCCGTTGGGGTTGGAGATGATATCATCGAGGGTCGTGGCGATATTCGAAAGAAAGCCACCGTCACCGATGAAATATTCCGCCGCGACGTTTCCCGCTATGGACAAAACGTTCGCCGCCAGGTCGTTCGCAAACAGATTCGACCCCACCTGTAGGTTACTTAAAACGTGGACATCCCCCCCAAATTCTTGGAGATTCGTCCGTACCATTTATTAGTACCGGAGAAAATCTTATACACCTTTTTTCGTCTATAAGATTTTTGATTCATTTAAGGTGGTGATCTAGTACGCGAATGTAATCTCACTCGACGAGTTTTTATCTATGGATGTCACCCGTCCATCTGGGTTTGCGGACGTGTACTCCACGAAAATGTGATACTCCCCGTTGGTATCGAATTGAAGGGCGGGTCGTATCGCCACCCTGTTTCCTGTGGTAATCACCACCGCGTCCCATGGGTTCGTATTGTCTGGATCTCCAAAAATATTTTTGGTACCCACGTAAATGTTTTTCGTAGGTGTGACCCCATCCTTAGAACCTCCAGAAACGTCGAGAATCATCGTACTCAACTCTTCGTTTCCATCGACCAATTGTGCCGAAATCTTAGAGTAAAAGATATTAGATGTGAAGTTGACGTTAATGTAAGGTTGTGCAGAAGCTGTGATCGTTCCAGAATACGAGTAGGTCTTTTTCGCAACCTGATCCTTGTTCACGACCAGACCACTCGCCACCGTGACGACGTCGCTCACGTAGGCGTTCCCCACGACATGAAGGTTCGCAGCTGGTGCGCGAGTCGAAATACCCACCTTTCCATCTGTCACGAGTGACGTGTCCCCATTTTCAAAAATGACCGTGTTTGAAGTGGTATTTCCATTATCTGTAATCTGTTGGAATGAAGAGGCGATGTTTTCGAGGAACGACCCATCACCGATGAACCGAGTCGCATAGATGTTCCCGGTCACGTGTACGACATTCGATCCAGCATCTTCCACGTAGAGATTCGAACCGACACTCAGATCGTGGCCTGGTGCTGTGTTGGCGACACCCACGTTCCCGAAAGTGATCAAAGATGTTCCCGTGTTTTGGAACTCGACGGTATTTGTCGTTTCGTTACCGTTATCTGTGATTTGTTGGAATGAAGAGGCGATATTTTCCAAGAATGAACCGTCACCTATGAACCGAGTCGCGTAAATGTTCCCAGTCGCGTGAATCACGTTGGATCCCGTATCTTCTATGTAGACGTTCGAACCGATACTCAGATCATGATTCGGTGCGGTATTCGAGATGCCGACGTTCCCTTCCGTCACGAACGATGTGAATGTATTCGTGAATTGGATGGTATTAGACATAGTATTTCCGTTATTGGCGACATCCTCGAGGGTCGTCACGAGACCGGTCAATTTAGACCCGTCACCGTGGAATTGGAACGCATGTACGTTCCCAACAACCCCCATACCGCCCGCGATGGTCACAGCACCAGTAACATTCGAAAACGCTTCGGTCGTATTCTCCACGTGGACATTTCCACCAACCTGGAGCTTCGCATTTGGTGTTAGGGTTCCCACACCCACTCGATCGGTGGTTGAATCGACGTAGAGGGTTCCCGAATCAACCGTGAGATCATCCGTGATGACCACATCACCCACGACATCGAGAGCTACCGTGGGGACTGCCTTGTTAATACCCACTTGGTTCGTTCCAGAAGCCACGATGAGTGTATCTGTATCCACCGTGAAATCACCCGAGAGAACGGCGCTCGAGGCGGTGAGTTCCCCACCGAGCTGCGCACCACCCGCGACCACGAGTGCATTCGTAGCCTGGGATGAAATGTACGCGTTACCGTTCACATCCAGTGAAGCGGAAGGCGTCGCCTCGTTGATACCTACCCGTGAAGTACTCACGTCCACGAAAAGGTTCGAGGCGGCACCGACGGTGAGATCGTTCGCGAGGCTCGTCGCCCCCGTAACATCGAGGGTTTCTAGAACATCCAAATTGTGGCGAACTTGTGCGTTTCCGTACAAGTCTATGAGCATGAGATGTGTTTCATCTTCGTAATGAAGAATGTGATCATCAGTAAATGTATTTTGTGTGTAGCTGATCGAAAAGCGGTGATCGACTGCGTGGTAAATGAGTGCGACGTTCGCGTACTCTAAGCCACCACCCAAATCTTCTTGGTGTTCGATCATGAACCCACTATCTAACTCTGTCGCACTGTTGTTGGCGGCGACACCGAAAATACGATCCGAAATGGTCACGGATTCGGAATTGAGAATGGTCGTGTTACCACTCAGAGTAAGGTTACCCAAGAATTCAGCTTCGGCGGCGGATACGACATATGTACCCCCGGGTGTGAAATAAATGGGTGACTTTTCGAGGTATCCATCAAGACCCACCATGGGAACGTGCTTGTTCGTACTATCGATGAGACCGACGACTGAGATGTTGGAACCCACTTCGACGTTGGCGACGGTCACGAGACCGGTCGTCACGTTATTAAACTCCATAACATTCGAGACTGTGTTTCCAGCCGCGGAAACTTGTTCGAACGTTTGGAGTTTTGTGAGGAGGTTAGATGGGACGATCTTTTTCATATCATTATTAGAATCATTCGCGTATACATAATTTGGTGTAGTCGCGACAATTGGGGCATTGGGAATATCATTCGAACGACCCACACCAGTGACGAATATGACACCTTGTGACGGATGAGCTTTCACGACAATACCGACATTTTGTATCAGATCGGTTAAACCATATGGTTTAACATTCGATATTTCACCAAGATTTACATTGCTTACATACACGTTTTCACCTTCAATAAAATCAGCCGGAATTCCATCCGAACGACCAAAGGATACACACGTACCTTGTTCATTTATCGCCAAATCATTCTGTAAAATACCGATAGCAGGCATACGATTCGGGTCTGAAGCGTCTGCCAAACGCACGTTGAATACATCATTACCGGTTGCTCCAATCGCATGAACAACATCACCTTTTGACATGAGTGATCCATTTGTATTTTTTACACGTACGACTGTATGGTCTAAATAATCATTTACCCAAGTACTACTTGCTGTGTCGTATGCGATTACTTGTGAGTCTGATGCACCCGCAATTTCAATATTATTGAGTTGTCCCAAATTTACCCCAACATTCGATGTGAGATCGGTCGTCAAAGCTGTCGTGGGGTGGTTGAGTCGCAAAGTTCCGTCTATATCCATGGTTGATGAAACATAGGCGTTGCCCGAAACGTGAAGATTGGCACTGGGAGTCAGTGTTTCAATTCCTACTGAGTGCTTCAACGCATCTACGTGGAGAGTATTCGTATCGACCGTGAGATTTGAAGAAATATATGTGGTACCGACAACATGGAGGTTGGCATTTGGTGTCAGTGTTTCAATTCCCACCGAGTGTTTCACCGCATCCACATGTAAGGTATTCGTATCCACGGTGAGATTAGAAGAAACATATGTATTACCCACGACATGGAGGTTGGCATTTGGTGTCAATGTCCCAACTCCAACGGAGTTGTACTCCGCGTTCACGTGGAACGTATCGGTATCCACCGTGAGATTCGAAGAGACGTAGACGTTGCCGACCACATGGAGGTTGGCGTTAGGGTTCTTGGTCTCGACACCGACCATGTGTTTCACCGCATCCACGTGGAACGTATCGGTATCCACTGTCAAGTTTGAAGAAACGTAGGTGTTTCCAACCACATGAAGTTTCGCATCTGGAACTTTCGTCCCGAGACCGACGGATTGTGTTCCCGCCTCGACGTGAAGTGCATTCGTAGCCACGGTCAAGTCATCCGAGACGTAGACGTTGCCCACCACATGGAGGTTGGCGTTGGGTGTCTTTGTCTCTACTCCAACACTATGGGTCACCGAGTCCACGTGGAACGTATCTGTATCGACGGTTAAATTAGACGACACATACGTGTTACCTACCACATGGAGGTTAGCGTTAGGGTTCTTGGTCTCAATACCGACGGAGTGTACCGATGGATTCACGTGGAACGTGTCATCATCCACAGTAAAATCACTCGAGACATAGGCGTTTCCGACGACGTGAAAGTTTGCATCGGGATCCACAGTACGAATACCCACGGAATCTGTGAGTGAGTCTATGTGAAACGTGTTATAATCAACGGTAAAATTGGAGAAGATGTAGGCATTACCCATGACATGGAGATTGGCATGAGGTTCCTTCGTCGATATACCCACACGATTCGTGACAGAATCCACGTGGAACGTTGACTCATCCACCGTGAGATTTGAAGAGATGTACGTGTTGCCCACCACGTGGAGGTTCGCATTCGGATTCAGCGTCCCGACACCCACGGAATCTCTCACCGCGTCCACGTGAAGCGCATCCGTAGCGACGGTCAAATCTTCTGACACGTATGTATTACCCACGACATGGAGGTTGGCATTAGGGTTCACCGTCCCAACACCGACGGAATCGGTCGCAGCGTCCACGTGGAACGTGTCGGTGGCGATGGTCAGGTCATCTGACACGTAGACATTCCCCACCACGTGGAGTTTCGCATCAGGCTCCTTTGTCCCAAGTCCTATAGACTTACCTACCGCGTCCACATGTAACGTATCCGTATCGACCGTAAGATTTGAAGACACATACACATTACCCACCACATGAAGGTTCGCGTTAGGGTTTACTGTCCCGACTCCAACAGAGTCGTACTCCGCATCCACATGGAAGGTATCAGTGGCGACAGTGACATCCTCAGAAACATAGACGTTGCCCACCACATGAAGGTTAGCATCCGGCGACTTCGTCTCGACTCCGACACTATGTGTCGTCGCGTCCACATGGAACGTATCTTCGTCTACCGTCAAATTACTCGACACATAGACGTTACCAACGACGTGGAGGTTGGCATCTGGCTCCTTGGTCCCAAGTCCTATGGACTTGTTCCCCGCGTCCACATGGAACGTGTCCTCATCGACCGTTAAATTGCTCGACACGTAAACGTTGCCCACCACATGAAGGTTCGCGTTAGGGTTTACTGTCCCGACTCCAACGGAATCAAGCCCCGCATCCACGTGGAATGTATCTGTGGCGACAGTGACATCCTCCGAAACATAGACGTTGCCCACAACATGGAGGTTAGCATTCGGCTCTTTTGTTTCAATTCCGATGGAGTGTTTCACCGCATCGACATGGAAGGTATCCTCATCGACCGTTAAATTACTCGACACATAGACGTTGCCCACCACATGAAGTTCTGCGTCTGGATCCGTCTCTTTGATTCCCACTTTGTTTCCAATTGAAAGAATATCTGTCGTATGGGTATTTCCAGTGACGTACAAAACATTAGAACCGAATTCATCTACGAATAGATTAGAACCCACATCGAGAGTATGTGTGGGTGTGGTGTTCAGAATACCCACGTTGGATTCTGTGAGGACTCGACCGTACACGTGTACATCGAGAGTCTCATCCACCTTTGGAATTATCGTAGACCCATCAGCACTACTCGTCGTGTAGGTCAACACGAGTTCATCCGTTCCTTCTCGGAATCCCATGGCGACGTTAGACGCCGGGCGATCCATGATAAAACCGAGATCCGAGGAGAGGTTTCCCTTTCCAATCTCTACGATGGCATCTTTGATCGTGGTGTTCACCGTATCGAGTGTCGTGATCGTGCCGTTCACATCCAGATTACCATCCACCATTAAATTGTCTTGAATATATGCGTTTCCTAAAACTGTGAGAAGGTTTGAACCTTCTATGTCTACATTAAATGTTGAACCCACGTCGAGTGTGTGGATGGGTGATCCATTCGCTACACCAACATTGGAGAGTGTCGTGACGGAAGTGAATGTGTTATTGAAAGAAACTGTGTTTCCGGTGACGTTACCATTAATCACAGCAGCTTCGAATGTGAAATTGAGAATATCTTCAGCGACAGCCCCCGAGTCCATCACCTCTTTCGTGATTTGGTTGTACGCTAATACAGTAATATTTCTATCGGTCAGATCCGTACGTTGCCGTAAGGGTGTCATGTACACCGAATCTGAAAATGGTACCTCAATTTGTGTATCACTTGCGTTGAACACGATCGTATTTTCCGCCTGGTCGTCGGTACAGTTCCGACCGAACCTAATCTTGGTTGAACGTTCCACCGTCGGTAAGTTCTTGACCATTTAATATAGAATGGCATTTTAATTTGCATAGAGGAGACCGGCCATACCGTTCTCGATACGTAAGATGTTGTAGTTGACCGCGTATATAGGGTCGTTGATGGGCATGGTTTCACTCATGATCTTGGCTGAAGAAAGGCGACTGAAATTCAGTGTACCCGTAGGTTGGAGGGAACTCGTGGAGAGACAGAATGGATACAGAAAGAAGTCGGGAGACGTCACGAAGTTTGTGTGATAGTAACTCGCGACATCGATGAAGTGTGGCTTTCCCCATTTGTAATTACTCACATCGAGACCGTTAATGTTTAATTTAACCTTGTTTGTTGTCGACGTGAGTGCACCGTCTGTGGTCGTGTCTGAAGATGCGAGATACTTCACCGGATGATTGAAGGTCAAATCCTGAACGATAGTACCCGAGGCGATGTTTTTCTGAACTTGTGTGATCAGGAGATCATGTTTGCGCGAGGCGATTTGTCCGCGCTCTTCATTATCTAAATAGTAATAATTGGCGAAACATTCGACGTTGTAATTGGATGCCGTGGTTGCCCAGTGAATGCGAATCTCCACGTTGTGGTAATTAAGCGCGACGAGTGGAAGGGCGCACTGAGGGCCTTCACAGAAGAAGAAGCGCAGGGGGTAAAAAAAGGACCTCGCACTCACACCTGGATGTGTTCCGTTCGCACTCTTGGATACATTTTGGGCGTACGTATCGATAGCAATCTTCTCTGTGAAAATGGCATCTTGACTATCCACGAGAGACCCTCCAATATAGAGTTCCACCTTATCGATGATCGTGTCCCAACGTTGAATATCAAGTGCTTGGGTGGTATCATCAATCGTGAAATAGACATACCCCAAAAGATCACCGGAACGTTCGAATTGAATGCTGCTCATAGAATTGTTTTTCACAGGTCCATGGATGGTTTGTTTTTCGATGGACTGTGAAAAATTAGCATGTCTTTTGAATGTTGAACTAAAGAACGATATCTCTGGGTTACCCACGATGTATTCATCCTGAGCCCCGATAGCGATCAATTGAACAATACCAGCGGACATGGTATACTAATTTAAGGGGAGAAAAATTACGAGACTATTCGTCGGCGGGTGATGAAACTCAAAATAATACTATTAATCTCATTATCACTATCTGGTTCAATGGTATTACCATCTATACCGTAAATTTTAATGGTTAAGGTACTGAGATTTTGGAGGGGGGATAAATACTGACTCACAATTGGGTATTCATTCAGGAATGTATGGTGATAGTCATCTTGACCCTTTGGAATTGCATTTGTAACCATAGTCGCGAAGACCCCACTCACGTTACTTAATGCGCCATTTTGACCAGTGGAAACATTTGAGGTTCTTTGATTTAAAATTGGAGCAGTTTCAAGTTCCTCTATAGACACATACACATGACGATTCGTCTGCTTTGTATTGATATGTGTAGCTAAAAGTTTAGCCTGCACGACACCATTTAGGGGTGTCATAAGGTGGGCTGTAAAAGTATTATTACTCTCCTGACCGATCGAATCTACCGTGATGATACTATACTCGTAGTTTAGATCGGGGACTGTATGGTTTGCGGTATAGAATGACATATAGTATTAACTTAGATAATCATCTAATAGTTTTTGTTTTATATTCTCAAAAGTCTCTTTATCAATTTCTCTAGCCTCGAGTAAAGTCCTTAGTTCCTGTATCTTCTCAGATAAACTACCACCATCTTTAATTGGTATACGGGGGACGTCGGGGTTAAACCCCCTGACACCCTGTGCGGTCACTTCACATTTAAGACGAATAACTATAAAATTGTTTCCAGAGGCTATAACTGGATTTGTGAGAGTTTGACCACGTTGGTCATAAATCTTTACTCTAAAACGATCGATACTTCCGATTGGAAAGGTGTAATGTGATTCAACTGGATATTCATCCTTGAATAAAATAACAGAATCATTCCCACTTGGATTCAGGGATACTGAATCAGATACAAGACTCGCGAATGAATTTCTAATTTGGGTCATACCTGGTTGTCCTTCATATATATTTGAGGTACGCTCCATGAATTTAGAATCCAATTCCTCTATGGAGATATAACAATGCTCCGTTATTTCAGTAGTTTTGACATGGGCGGCAATAAGTTTTGCCTCAACAATATTACGAATGGGTTGCGTGAGATAACATGTAAATGCATTAGCACTGACCTGACCAACGGTATCTAGAGTCACGGTGTGATACTCGTATTTCATCGTGGTGAGGTCAGGTATCGAGAGATTCGCTGTATCCATTTCTATTAGCTTAGATAATTACAAATTGGGTTTTCTACAGACGAAACGAATGACTAAAAAGTTTTTATCACTCGCACCTGCACGTTCGATGGTTTCGCCATCTTGGTTGCGGATGGTCACAGTGAGACGGTCTAGACGACGGATGGGATCGATGTATTGGGTAGCGATTGGATATTCATCCTTAAAGTTTATAACCGCACCAGGAGTACCAGTGGTCGACAGACTCACAAAAGAACCCCTAATCATACTCAAAGAGGCTTGACCATCGTACACATTCGATGCGCGGTCAGAAAAGATGGAGTCTAACTCTTTTATGGACACATAACAGTGTTCGGTGTTCGCTGTGGTATTGATACGAGCAGCGATAAGTC